CTTGATACGCAAGAGCAACAGCAAGCCGAGGCTCTATGCCCATTTGCTTTGCCTTGCGGGCAGTCAACAGGGCGTTCTGCTCTTGCTCTTATCCAGGCGATCAAGAAATTCCATGATGTCCCTTACTTGATGCCGAGTTCTTGCCGCAGAGTTTGACCCGCATTGCTTGACGGCGCAACTGCTGCAGCACTACGCTTAACAGGAGCGCCGGGAGCACCACCCAACTTATCAACAATCGTCTCAACCCGGCTTAGGTAGCGATCAACTCTGCTGTCGTACCAGTCCTTGCGCTCCGTCTTGAACTGATCAATCGTCATGCCGCTCTTGCGGAGTTCGCTTGCGATGTCTCGGTCAAGTTCCGCACGAGCGCGGTACATATCCAATTTGGCATTGATCGTCGCCGGGTTGTCACGACTCGTGATCGCGGCTGTAGCAAACAACTCACGCTCTCGGTCAGAAACTGCGCCTTGGCCCTCGGTAATGCGAGACTGCTGCAACTGCAGATTGGCCATTTGAGAAAGCGCAAACTGGTACTGGTTGATTAGATTTTGATCTAGACCAACATTCCGCAATGCGCTTTCCAAGCCTGGGACGGAGATTGAACTACCAGTGCCGGGGGCCTTAATAGTGTCACGCACCAAACCAAGGATGGCCTCAGGAACGCCAGGACGCTCTAGCAGACCAAAAATCTTGGTGGCATCTGGACGACTTGCGATCTTGCCAAGGCTGTTGTAGGTGGCCATGCGACTCGCATAACCTTCGCCTGCGTTAAGCGCTTCTTCCGTGCGCTTGGCCATACCTTTCGCACGCTCTTCGGCCAGAATCTTTTGAGCAGATTCTTCTGCCTTTTCTTCTTCAACGGTCTTCATGCGGGGCGTTGTTCCCGGTGCTGCACCAGGCGCACCAGGAGCGCGAGCGCCTGCAGCAGGAAGTTCGCTAAGAGAAGAGGCGATGCCAGTGGACTGGAATCTTTCCATCCACTCCTTGCCCTGACCTCTCTGAGAGGCCTCAATAAACATATCGTGCTGCCAAGGCAGCATATAGAACTGGCCAAACGCAGTCCGGTAAGCCTTCTGGTCTTGGCTCGGGATCGGGCCGCCAACATATTGCTGACGAACTCGGTCGTATGGAAGCCCGCCCTGCGTGATCACGATTCGATCACGCTGAGACTTCATCAACTTTTCGAGCGTGCCGGCAAGTTCAGGGTCAACCTGAGACATGGCCAGGATGTCCGACTCCATGATCGGACGAAGCCCGCCAGTAGCGGCAGAAGAGGGTGCGGCAGGTGCAGTAGGTGCAGCAGGTGCAGCCCCTCCCGCCGCAGGCTGTCCCGCCGGTGCTGCGCCAGGCGCAGAAGGTGCCCCGGTAGCAATACCGCGCTCCACAGGAGTAATGCCTTGAGCGGGGGCGGCTGCGGGCTCTTCTCCCGTCAAACGGCGCATCTGCTGTTCGGCGCTGCGTTGACGGCGAGTCTGCTGCGTCATGCCATGCTCTTGAGCAGCCAACTCGTAGCGCAACTGGGCGATCTCACGCGCACGCTTGTCTTCGGCTGCCTGTACGGGAGCGACTGCGCCCGCAGCGTTGCCTATGGATTCCCCAAAAGAACCGCTTCTGGTCGGAGCCAAGAACCCCTGAGCCATGGCCAGGAGAACCGGGTCAAACAGTTGCTGACGGCTTGTGAGAGCCTCCGTCAATGCAGCCTGAGCCTGCCGTAGTTTTTCGGCAGAAGCCTCTTCTTCAGGAGACCCCGCGTAATAAGAAAGTGCGCCAGTCTTGGGGGCTGTTGCCATGATTACTCGCCCTCACTGGTTCCGTAGGTAGGCATGGCGGGGAATGCAGTCCCACCAAGAGACCCCAACTTCCCACCAATGAAGTCAAACAGACGATCACCCCAACCCTGGCCAGTCGGGCGGCCAGTCCTGGGATCTACCGGGCTACCAAATGCTGAACCAATCAGAGACCCCAGGCCGGCAATCTGCGACAGCGGAGAGGGCCCATAGATGTTTCCTGGGCCTTCGTACTCTTTCTTGGTGGTCGTCGGGTAGGTATAACCGCGAAGAATCTGCGCCACATTCTGGGCTCGAACCAACGGGGCTTCAATCTGAGCCTGATCGTATTCCTGCTCGCCTTTGCCGAGCCCGGACAGGATGTCCAGGTAGGTCTTGGCTCCCGACGCTTCAGCAGTGCCCAAGCCTCCTAGCGCAGAAGCGGCCTGTGCCTGACCAGACTTTTGACGCAGAGCAGCATCAAGGGCGGATTGGAACCCCGCAGCCCTGAGTTTTCCTTGCTGCGCCAGAAGATCTTGCTGAACATCCGCCAACGCCTGCCCCGCTGCTCCTGCATATCGTTGGCTTCCAAAAGCGCCAGTGCCTGCAAATGCCCCGCGAAGTTGAGGCAACAGGCCTCGTTGAACATTCTCTGAACTCTGACGAGCCATGTCAGAGACCACTTGCTGCTCATAGGGGTTGTAGAAGGCAGAGATGTCAGCCTGAGTGATCGGAGCCGCAGCGGCCTGACCCGCCGTAAATGCCGTCCCCAAAGGCTGCTGATACCGACCAAGAGTGGTTGCAGCCTCACCCCGAGCCTGTTGCGTCAGAGGAGACTCAGGAGCAACCAGTTGCCCCGCAGGAACATCCAGACTGGTCATCCCAGACTGGGAAAGTTTCGTCAGGTAGTCCGTCAGGTACTGCGGCGCTGTCGCCGCGACTGTCTCTGTGGACTTGATGTTCGGCGGCGCGGTGCCTTCAAATAGTGACATGGACTTGCTCCTTTACCGTTTGGATTTTAAGTAGTCAAGAGGAGATTTCAAAGCGGGTGGTGGAAGATCTTTCGGGCCCTTAGAACGAGCACGCTCACGGATGCCGTGCATCATCTCGTACAACTTGTCCGTTCCGGCCTTTGTAGAGCCGTTCCCGAGGGCAGAAACCACATCCGCCGGGAAGACAAACTCGCCATCAGCAAGCCATGCCGGGATGTCGTCCGACTGGCCATCGCCATCTCCGGCAACATGCTTTCCGTGACGGAAGTCTTCTCGGGCACGCCCGCCTTCCTTGGCCATCAGAGCCATCGGCATCTCACCACCTCCGGCCATCTGCAGGGGAGCAACATAGCCTCCCTGAGCGAAACCGGCGGCCTTGCCGCCAAGGATGTCGTCAATTGACTCTTCCTCGCCGTAGGAATAGTACGGAGAGTTTGAGGGCTCTTCCGCTTCACCAGACAGCATCCGAGCAAGGGCTCCGATCGGATCTTCGGCCTTCTGTTCACCCATACGCTGCTGAAGAATGGAAGCCAGTCGGGGGTCGATTTGCTGCATAAGACTGTCACCTGATAGTTCTGCCTGCGCCTGTTTGACTTCGGCAAGCGGGTCAATATATTTCTGAGTTTCCCAAGATTTCAGGAACTGCGGGCCAATACTTTCTCGCGGAACTGCAGCACCTGCAGCAGCAAGTGGAGCCAGTGCCGCCAAGTTAAGACTCGGAGAAACTGTCGGAGGCTTGGTGGTGGTTCCGGGCTTGGTCTCTGTCGGCGTTGTTGTCGGCGTCGAAGTTACCTGCTGATCAATCGAACTCACCGGAGTGGGAACTGCCGTTGTGGTCACCCCTTCCGGAGTTACGACCTTGGGCTCCGGCGTCTCAACCCCTGCGGGCACTCCAGGCGTTCCGGCATCAACTGACGGCCCAACCGGAGTGGTCACAGGCGGAACCGGATCAACAGGCGGAACCGAAACGGGATCCGTCACCGAGGTCACTAACTCGTTGACCACAGTTCCGGTACTAATGTCGACAATCAAGGTTGTTTGAGTGCCGGTGTTCAGGTCGATCTTGGTCGTAGCCTCAAGCCCAGAAGCAGGATCCGTCACCGTCACAATCGTCGTGTTGGTGTTGGGGTTTGTGGTGACCTGAGTCGTGGTGTTCGTGCCAGGATCAACCGTGGTCTGAGTCGTCACACCGGTGTTGGTGTTGGTCTTGGTCGTGACCTCAAGATTGGTGGCGGGATCGGTCGTGACTTGCGTAGTCGTGTTGCCAGTCGTCTCGGTTCTGACCGTCTGGTTGGTTGCCGGGTCGGTAACGACTTGAGTCGTCGTCCCGGTGTTGATGTCAGTGGTCGTGACCGTCGAGACATTCGTGGCGGTATTGGTCTCAACCTTCGTGGCCGCATCAGTCGTGCTTTGAACAACCGTGGTAGTTCCAGAAGCAACATCCGTCACCACTTGGGTCGTGGTGTTGGTGGTCGGGTCGGTCACCGTCTTAGTGGTCGTCCCGGTGTTGGAGTCCACAACCGTCTCAGTCCTGACGCCCGTATCCGCGTCAGTCTTCACCACCGTTGAAGTGTTGGTGTTGGGGTCAACGGTAGACGCGATCGTGGTGTTGCCCACCACCACAGACCCAGTCGTCTGGCCAGACACGATGCTCTGCGCCGCCCCCGCGGTTACGGGGTTTCCTGTCGCGTCAGTGCCCACAACCGTAGTCGGAGCAGCAGGATTGCCGGCGGCATCCGTGATCGTGACTTGCGTTTGCCCCGTGACTGGGTTCACCACCTGAGTGATGTTTGTGTTGGTCGTCGGGTTGGTCGTGACATCCGTTATCGCGCCGTTGGAGATGGACACTCCAGGAGCGGAAGTCTCAAACAAGGCTTGGTCGAACAACTTCTGCAGGTTGTCCAGTTCGACAGACCTCTCTGCAACAGACACCTGCTGCCCGGAAACCTCCTCAGCAGGGCTGACGGCAGGAGTGCCGGCAGGCCTAGTCTCAACATCAATCACGCCCCGATCGGCGGCAGGCGTCGTGGCCTGATCGGTTGTCGGCGGCTGAGTAGCAGGCTGAGTAAGTCCGATGTCTCGATAGGTAACCGGCGTCCCCTTCTCGTCGAAGAAGGTCACCATGTCAGGCGTAGCGCCAGGAGGCAGAGTGGTCGGCGCTTGAGTGGTTGAGGTGCGGTCGCCAACGATGTCAGAAACGCGCTGCTCACGAGCGATCTGCTCATCAAGAGCCGTGCCTGTGGCCACTTGAGTTCCGGTCTTATCCGTCAGCAATGGCCGCTGACCGGTCAAAAGATCAGGCGCAGTGGCGAGATCTGGATCAACTGCAGCCACATCCATGCCGATTGCAGGCGGCCCAGACTCAAAGGTCATCAGGGTCGGCGTGCTGCGGCCCAAGAAGATAAGGTCGGCAAACTCCTTGCCTTCCGGATCAGCCTGGGCTTGCGTGAGCAGACTCTCAAAGGTCGGGACTTTGGAGATGGCATCCACCGCCGCAGTCAGGCCGCCGCTTGCGAGCGTTGCTTCTACAAAAGTTCTGCTCAGGCCTTCATCCCACGGACGGCCAACAGCAAGGTTGGTCATTACCCGAGAGGAGCCTTCCTCAATGTTCTCGCTGCCGATCTCGCCGCCATATCGAACCAAGGCGTTCCTGAGTGCGCTCTGACCGGTGGAAAGCATTGCTTCACCAGTCTCGCGGCCGATCAGCGAAGGAACATTTGCGCCCGCAATCTTGGCTTCGATAGACATCGCGCCAGGGACGATCTTCTGAGCGCCGGCAGAGATCATGGACGACAGCGCCGCAACCGTCCGGCCGATTCCCAAAGCCTGCGCGTCGGAGTAACCCAACTGACGGGCTTGCTCCATGGCGCTGTCTGCGCTCTGAGCCGCGTGAACGCCCGCGTTGGCCATGATTGCGGCAGTTTCAATGCCGGACATCCCCGCGCCCATAAGGCGAGCGCCAAGGCCTGCCGCGCCACCTGCAAGCATGGTCGGAGAAGTGCGGGCCAGGAAGTTCAGAACCTGCTGTGGGTTTACCGCGTAGGCTTTGAGGGTCTCCCACGCATTGGGGTCAGTGCCAAGAACCTTGTTCATCAAGGCTTGATTGGCCTTGAACTCCGGCGACATACTCTGCTCAACAGAGTTGATGTAAGACGCCAGACTCTCAGAGATGCCGCTGCTTGACTTGCCTGCAATCAGATTGGCCAGGACGAACGGAGCCTTGGCCACATCAGCAGCGCCTGCAACGGCGCTCTTAAGCACATCGCTGCCGATCTGAGCGACTTCTGCGGGCTGAGTACGCCCACCCATAGCCTGCCACTCTTCAAAGGTGGGAGGCGTCAGGATGTTGCCAAGCGAGTCCTTCTGGGCCGTGCCGCCAGGGAAGTATTTGTCGATGTAGTCAGACCAACGCTCAAACTCGTTGAGTCGCTTGCCGGTAACTTGAACCGTCTGATCAGCCTTGATGGGGCCTTGATCAGGCACATCCTCAGCCGTAATCGTCTCGGTAGCAGCAGCCCCAGACTCTGGAGACAGCGCGGTGTAGTCGAGCGGAACCCCGCCGTAGTCGATCGTGACAGACGGGATCGGAATGTCAGGAGCCGTGAAGGTTCCGCCCTCCGCAGGAGGCGTAGTCCTTCCGCCAACCGTGACGGACGGGATGCCCATCTGGGTAATCGGCAGAGCAGTCGCCTGACCGGTAGCGATGTCGATCGCATCCGGGGTACGGTACTCCGCCCCCTTGTACATGAAGGTGCCGGTGTTGCCTTCCGTGTAGGCCTTCATGGCCGCAGAAGAAAGCGTGTCGGATGACGAGTAGTCGGGCAACTTTGCCTGACGCTCTTGCTCCATGAAGCGACGATTTGCATCCGCCAGTTCAATGCCTTCGCGGTTGGTGCGGATTACTTCTCCAGACTCAGGATCCGTGAAGGCGATGTCGCCAACCGTGTAGGTCGTGCCTGACCCAACAGGGAACTCAAACCTGTTAAAACCGCGGGCTTGAGCAAGCGCAGAAGCCTGCTGCAGATCATCCGCTTCACCCGCTCCAATCTTCAGCGTCTGATCGCGTGCGATCGACTCAAAGACATCTTTCTCAGTCGCAGGCGCTGCAGGCGGGAAAGCCTTACCCGCTTCCTTGCCGGCCTCAAACAGCGCTTTGTCAACTTTGTACTGTTCAGCGGTACTGATTGTTTTGGCAAGATCCACCGCGGCGCTGATAAGAGCGCTTGGAGACGCCCCAGTGCGGGCGAGATTGAACATCACGCCGGCTTTGGCGGCGATGGACGCATTCGGGGAGTCCACCAACTGCCCTGCGGCGTTGATCATGCTGTTGACATTGGGGTTGCCAGAAGCCAACTGATTGACAATCGTGGCCGCGCCCTGAATTTGTGTTGGCGACAGCCCCAAATCTTGCAAGGCTGATCCCGCGCCGCCTGCAACGCCACCCGTAAGTGCGCCAATCCCAATGATGCTCAGATCGCCAGTCGAAATTGCGGCCGGCAAAGCGCCAACAGCACCCTTAACTGCACCAGATGCAATATCGCCGGCGATGCCGGGGCCTACTGCATTTCCTACTGCCGTACCCAAGCCTTGAGCAAGTTGTCCTGCGCCCGCTCCAAGACCTCCAAGTGCAGCGCCTTTGAGGATGTCAGACCCTTCCGCTCCTGAAACAGCAGCGCCCGCGCCTCCTAGCGCAGCGCCACCAAGGGCTGCCGCCGATGCTCCTGACAAAGCGCCTCCAGAAAGAGCGGCACCGATACCGGGTAGGCCCACGGTGGCCCCGAGAAAGGACAAACCTAGCGCGGCAGGAGATCGCCACGACTCTGATTCATCGTAGGCATACTGACTGGTGATGTTCCCTTTGGCATCGTAAGTAACATAAACACCACTGTCGCCGCCAGTCCTGTAATTAACCTGTCGTCCGGTAAAGCCTCCTTTTGCGTCAAAGAAGTCGGTTGCTTCGTAGTTGACGCCCTTGTCGGTTACACCTTTCATACCACTGACTTCGTAAGAGTCAGGGGTGTATTCAAACATTCCTACCGGTACATCTAAACCCTCGTGCAGGCGAGCAAGACTACTGACAGGAATAACCGTGTACTGCCCGTATTGACGAATCGCATTGCCCGGAGTCCTTAGCATCAGATCCATGGCTTCTGATGCTGACGCAACCGGATAGTCTGGCGCATCTTGCTGCGCAATGTAAGTTTTTAAGCCTTCCTGGTCTAAATTAAGTTTGGAAAAATCAATGCCAGATAAGTCGCCGCCGATGTTTGGGGTAATTGGTGCAGTGGCAGATTCAGTGGCCTTGGGCGGCTCTGCGGGAGGAAGTGCTGCAGGAGGGATGTCCGAAGGCAATCCGCCGGCACCCGGTTGGAATCCAATGCCCTCTTGACCAAAAACATCCTGACCGGTCGCGGCCTGTTGTCCAGATGTCGCAACTTGACCCAAAGCCCCCGATGGCTGTTGCGCCATGCCAAACTGCTTTGCGCCAGGAATGATGCCAAGCGTTGAGATAGCGCCCGAGATGGCATCCGCCATCTTCTTGCCGAACTCCACATTCGCATGGACGCCGTCGAAGAGGTCGCCTTGACCGGCCTGAACCAGTCCACGAACATCAATGAACGGTACACCTTTCTGAATCGCAAGGTTTCTCAAAAAATCATTAATCTGGTTGGCCCGCGCTTCAGCGCCGGGATCAATGTAGTCAATGATGAACCCCGTCTTGTCGTTAGGATTGCTGTAGAGTTCAGAAACCCCAACGATCACAGGAACGGTACCGTTTTTCAAAGCGGTATCCACCATCTGAGTCATGGAATCGATGGTGCTCTGGATGCCGTCCTTATTGCGGATCGCATCCGCCGCCCCGTACCGCAGGATGGCGTACTGAGGCTGATACTGGGTGATGTAGTTCTCAAACCCGCCGTGCTTGCCAATAGGGCTGAGAGCCTCGTTGGAGGTCTCGCCACCAGACGCAAGGTTGTAAACATCCACGCCAAGGTTGTTGGCCAGGACATCAGCCACGGTCACGCCGTACTTGATGTCAGGCTTGTTGTCGGCAGGGTTGTAGCCAACCGCGCCACTCATGGAGTCGCCAAACACCACCGCAGTGGGCTTGAACGGCGTGATGGTTTTTGGTGCTGTCGAGTATTCGGTCAGCAGGGGGTTCTGAGCCGCCACAGCAGGATCATCTGCGGCAGTCGCCGACACCTGAGCCATGTCCAGAGCGCCGGCCTCAGCACCAAGATTGGCCACTTGTGATTGAGCGGCCGCAGGCGTTGTCGGAGGCGGGATGTCAAACAATCGCCCCTCTGCCTTGCCGAAACGATCGTAGTGCGTCTGCGCAAACTGGTCAGGAGTCAAACCATACGAGTCTTGAGCGTAGGCCTGAGCAATGTCTGGGTACAGATCAAAATACCGTTGCCCAACGGACGGCTGAGTCAGCACTCCGGCAGGAGCGGGGACTTGAGAAAGAGGGGCCTGCGAAAGAGGTGCCGTTGTTTGAACCGGCTGTTGAGTCTGCGCAGGCGTAGTCTGGGTCTGAGTTCCGCCCAGAAGATCCAGATACCCTCCGTCATCAAACAAGGGCACTTCCTTTTCTTGCATGAAACCGTTCATGTCAGGTTCTCGGGTTGACGGCACCGACTACAGCCTGTGCCCATTCTTGCCAGTCGTCAAAGTTGTAAGGTTCGGGGACGCCTTCGTTGGCAAAGATGTCGATCGCTTTCAATCCGGCCGCCCATGACTTCCAGTCCACCGTAGGCCCTGGGATCTGCAGTTGCTGCGCAGCGTAAAGTTCACACATCAAAGATGCCCATGACTCAAAAGAGTGATACCGGGGGTCATAAATCAGCCCGACGCTCATGTTGAGTATCCGCGGACATCGCCCACATCGGCATTGACAATTACCTTGCCCAACTGATAATTTCCACCGGCCTCGTTTGACACAAACTTCATGCGCAACTCGCGGCGCTGTTCTTTCATGTCAATCTTGCCAGTGCCGGGAGCAAAGGTATAGGGCCCGGTAGTCTTATCTTGCTCTTGAGCGTAGGGACGACCCGTGATGTACAAGTCCATGCTGCCAGACTGAATAAAGTCAGGCTCTACACGCTCGATTCTTAGCCACCGATTTTCACCCACAGGAGATGGCTCGGAGGGGCCGCCCGCAACCCAACCGAGGTCAGAGGTCTCAAAGAATGACTCAATGGCGTTCACTTGAGAGAAAGCCACTTCGTCCGTTCCGACCTCGTGCTGCCAAAGAGTTACGAAGTCTGTCGTAGTGCCGACCGTCAACTCCAAGTTTGTCCCGCCAGGGATGGATGCAGACAGCGTGTCGCCCACCGTATAGCCTTGACCCTTATCTTTCAAGACGACAGAAGTGGCCACTCCCCCGGAGATGACGATCGTGGCGGTTGCTCCGGTTCCAGTTCCTCCAGTAAGCGCCTGGAAAGAGTAGGTTCCGTTTGTGTAGCCAGAACCCGCATTGGAGATGGACAGCGTGTTGAGGCCCCCCGCGTAGTTGGTTTGCCATCCCGCATTCACCGGGAATCTAAACACTTGAGAGAAGTAGCCTGCAGATCGCCGAGCGCCCAAGGCTGTCCCAAGGTCGTACCAAACATTTTCTCGGATGTTGTAGATGATCGCGTCATTGCACTCGGTTGAGTTGCCGCGGGGGTAGAACCACCAGATCTCACCAAACCGAGGAACCTTGGTGGCGAATACCTTCTGGCGCTGCGTGTAGTTCAGATTGTCAAAGAAGTAGTTCTGATTCATGCTGTTGGGGATCTCTTTGACCACACCGTTGTACAGCAGGAACCGGTCAGTTCCGCACCAGAAATACACGCCGTCGTACTCAATCACACATTGAGACGACAAGATGGAAGACTGCGAGGTGATGACATCGTAGCGCCAGTATTGAGTGATCGTAGTCCCGCCCACCACGATATTGGTCGGAGCATAAGACACCCGAACCAAGGAATCTAGGCTCCAAAACAGCCCGGAAGGCGCGTTAGAGCCACCCCGAACAGGAAGCGCCTGAACAATCTTGCCGGTAGCCACATTGACCTCGTTGGCATCCGCAGACACCCAGTCGTCAATGTTCCCGGCTGCGCAGTTCTTGATCAGTCCATCGTTGCCGTACACGAACACATACGGGTGCAGGGAAACAACCCCGCCAGACACGGAGACTTGGTTGTCGAACACCAAGGTCACATTTGTGCCATTTGCGGTAGCGTTCTGGCTCAAAGTCAGCGTTGTGGTTGAGATGGCCTGAACAAATGTTCCCGCGGGAATTCCGGGCCCAGTGATGAGTTGGTTTACGCCGATGTTGGTGTTGGCCGACGCCAGGGTGACGCTATTGGATCCACTGGTAATCGTCGCGGCTACTTCAGTAAAGACGCCCACAGGACGCAAAGAGGTTCCAAGTAGGTTCCCGCAAAGAACCTTGGTGTTGGTCTCGTCATCAATCTGCGCAAGATCCTGAGACGGATGAGCCAACAGCAGGTTGACATTTGCTCCGGATGAATCCGTGAAGGTATCAAACTGCCACAGGTTGTTCACAGATGGGGTGAAACAACTGTTGACCGTTGCCACCTGAAAAGAAAACCCCGAGCCAGTGCCGCCAATCAACGAGGCAGCAGCAGTCAGTCGATCGTATGCGAGATAGCCGTAGCCACCACCGGTAATAGTTACCGTTGTCACCACGCCACCGGCCACCACAATCGTGGCGGAAGCACCAGTTCCAGTGCCAGATGTCACATAAGACAGGGGCACGCCGGCGTAGGTGCCATTGGTGTAGCCAGTGCCTCCAACAAGCACATTCGTGGTCAGAATCGGGCCGCCAAAGGTGAAGTCCGTGATGCCTGAACCAGTGCCGTTGTCGTCGACAGGGATGACCTGCAGCCCGTCAGAGTAGCCGTTGTAGATGTTGTTGAAAGCGTTTCGGGGCACCACATAGATGCCCCGAGATGGCCCAGACATCCTGTCTGTAATCTGCTTATACCCGCCGATCTTACGGGGGCGCCCCCGCTGAAATCTTACCCATCGGCCGTCAACATAAAACTCTTTGTCAAACAGAGTTCCATCCCGTTGAATTCCGGGCTTGGTGTCAAGAGCGAAGACCTTCTTGGTCATCAGAATGCCCCGCCAGAGATGCCGCCGGAGAAAGTTCCGGTGCCGGTGATGGCAAGCCCGCTTGCGGTGATGTCTGCAATCAGACTTCCAAGTATGGAGATGCCAAACCGCCCCGCGCCAGGGCGATAGATGCCAGTGTTCGTCTCCGATCCAAAGTAGACCGAGGGAGACGCTGCCGAGCCATTAACAAGGCTGAAAGAGATTGAGCCCGCTTGAGTTGTGTTGGCGTTGTAGAAGTTCGTCCCGTCGCAGATCAGTGTTGCCTGACCAGATGCGGGAACCGTCGCGGTTGCAGATCCGCCAATCCCAGTAGTTACCGTCAGCGTGTAGCCGCCGGCGCTAGTTTGGTTGGAGATGACATACAGGTTCACAACCGGCGGGTAAGTGACCGTCACATTGCCCGACAAGGTTCCTGTATAGAACTGGATTGTGTTTGATGCCTCCGAGGCCGTCAGCGTGTAGGAGCCAGTCGTTACAGGCTTGGTCAACACGCCAAACTCGAACTCTGTACTCGTCCCGTAGCCAATCGTCACATACGAAGAACCAGAAGAGACGATGAAGGCCGACTCCCCAGGCGCAAACGCTTTTGAAGACAGCCCGTCAATCAACTCGCCCCCAGAGGTGCCAATCGTGACCGTGCCCGTGCCGTTGTTCTTGAACAGCACAAACCAGTTATTGCCGGTTACCGAAGACAGCGGAAGAGTCGCTGTTGTCGTGCCGCCAGACCAGATGTAGGTCTGAGCGCGGTCAGAGGCTGCAAAGGTGTATGCCGCGATCAAAGACTGAGTGGGATGACTTTGATTTAGCGTAGAGCCGCTTGCCACAAGCCCATACCCGGCCAATGAGGCTGCATCTGCGGCGGATGTGCCAGTGCCGAAAGCGATGTTGCCCCAAGTGCCTTGAGCCGTTGCGTTAGAGGTGATGTAGATGTACTTGGCTTCACCTGCAGCGATCGTAATGATCGTGTTGGTGCCGGCGTAATCCTTGACCGTAAAGGTGTTGGCCCCGACATTGCGGATCAACGCATCGTTGCCCACAGAAGTCTGGTTGGCCGGCGGCATCCACAGCGCAAGACCTCCAGAGGAGGCCGTCACATTCATGATCCGCGCCGCAGCGTCATCGGTGGCATTGCCGTTGATTGGCCACTCCAACTGCGTGTCAGCAGTCAGAGTAATCGCCCGGAAAGAAACATCCGTGGGCTGCACCACCGTGCCGGTGAACGGGCTATTGAAACTGGGCATCTTCTACCTCTTAACTGTCAACAGCGACCGCTTGACGGTCTGCAATCCGGAGTTTGTCCTCCGCCATCAGCGTCTGCATGATGTTGTTGTACTGTTCCTGCCACATCACCATGCGCTCATCGTTCTTGAGGAACGGCATCGCCTGCAACAGAGAGCCGTACAGGAGGGCCTGCGGGGCGTAGATGGTGAACCAGTTGGTCTGGTTGCTGCTGTCTAGCGGCTGAATCCGCTCGTAATACAGCACCTCAAAGTTGTACGCCGTATCAGGCGTCGGAGCCACGAGCCAGTGGGTGTAGTCGTAGTCGCAGTAGAACTTCGGGATGCTTTCCTGAGCAGGGTCAGGCCAATACTCCCGCAGATACTCGTACTTGCGAAGGAGCACTGGATACCGCTTGCCGGCCACCGTGATGTTCATCGACACAGTCTTGTGCCACCGGGCGGGCTTGTCGATGATGTTGGCCCCCTGCACCATCGCGCTTGTCTGCACCGTCAGGTTGCCCAGAAACTTGATCTGCGAAGCAATAACCTGCTCCGCAAGCATGATGAACAGAGGAATCTTGTCCAGAGTCGCTTGGTCGGTACGCTCCAGATAGGTCTGGATGTTCTCGACCAAACTGTCGTAAGTCATGACGGCGGCAGTCGGCATATCACCACACCTTCTTCTTGATCGACTCAGGCTGAGAAACGAACTGTTTGCCCTGTTTCATGCCCTCTCGCTTGGCTCGGGTTGTCGCCCCATATTCGGCCGGAGTCAGTTTCTCAATCTTGGCCTTGGGCAGATAACGCTCACCAGTTGCTTTAGGGCCTTGAGTAGAGGGCTTTCCAGACTTCGTGCCCCAATCTTCCCTCGTCCATTTGGCTAGGGAATTATCGGCTTTCTTGGGGCCCTTGTAACCCCCTCCAGAGGCTTTGTACTTCTGGGTTGCTAGTTGGGCTTTGCGAGCGCTCCACTGACCCGGAGAACCACCCTTCCCAGACGCCTTGACGGACGCCACGATGCGCTTCCACTTGCCAGGATCAGACTTGGTTGCTGAACTCATGCTTCACCCCATAACTCGAATTTCAGCCTCTCGGCGCTTGACGAGGCCAGGAAGAACCCGTCCGCCGCCTCGAACCCACAGGCGCAACTGTTCCTTGGCACCGACCCAATCCTGAGCGTTGATCTTGCGCCGAAGAGTGGAGGTCTGCAACCTGCCAACCCCTAAGTTGTACGCAAAATCCACAATCGCGTTGAACTTGCCCCAGTCCTTGGTCGTCATGGCCAGAGACAGCAGAATTGGGCACTGACGCACAACCCCAGGAGCGTAGGTGTGCAGCAGTTCCAGTTTGAGCCACTGCTCCGCCGTCTCGCGGGTGATCGGCGGGTCGTCCATGGATACCTTCTTCCCGTCAGGACGGAAGACAGTTCCGTAGCCCTGCGTAGGAAATCCGGCAGGACAGATGTAGGGATAGATCAGCCCATCAGAACCGACACGATGCAGGCCTTCAAACCGCTTGCAGAGTTCTTCTGCAATGTCCAGTTTCATAGCCCACGCTGCTTCAAGGTGCGGTCGAGGAACCAGTAGTTGATGGTTCCGGAGACAAGAGCCATGAAGTCAGCAGTCATCATGGTCTCAAACACTTCCTTGGGCAGAGCGCCGTTTGTCCAGGCGTTCCAGGCGTACCAGAGGTGCACGAACGACCACAGGGCGATCACCCAGTAGGTCACCACTGGACGGACAGAAGCCGACAGAGATGCAGCCCACCCGCCCGCAGCCTTGGCCATCTCAGCCTGTTGATTGATGGCTGCGTTGAAGGCATCCATCACGCCGACATCAATAGCCGCATCACGCGCTGCGCCAATCTCAGCCAGTTTCTGCTGCCCGCGAATCTGTTCAAGGTCGCACTGGCGTTGGAACATCAGCAGTTCATGCTGCCGCTCGTTCTTCTTGTCGAAGAACTTCAGGACTTCCGGGGCCAGACGAAAAATGCCCCCGAGGAGGGAGCCGAAGATACCGCCGCTGAGTAGTTCAAGCATGGTTACTCCCTCGATGTGGTGACCACATCATCACCTTTGGTGACCGTGACTTTCTCCCCTTGCACTGTCACGCGCATGGGTTGCTCAGGCTTGTCGAGCCGATCGAGTTTTTCAATCAAAGTCTGGATGACCTTGAATTCGGGCTTCTCCTGCTTCTCTGCCGTCCCGGCGATGCCGTTCATCATATTGATGAGGGCCACCAAGGCACCACCGATCATCGTCATCACAGCAGTGATAGCGGAGTCAGACAGGAAGTAGGAGGAGCCCACCCCGATCAGCACGATCAAGGTGATGTAGAAAAGGCCAAACCTGCCGATGGACTTACCGGCAACTTCCTTGGCCGTCTCCCCAGTAGGCTTGGTCTCTTCCATTACTTGTCGGCCTTGTTGTCCAACTTGGCGAAGATCTGCTTGCAGATGTCCTTGATCTCGTCGATGTCACGGTGGAAGTCCTCCCGCGAGACATAGTTACGAGGCATCTCACGGACATCTTTGTCCAGGCGCTCGATGGCCTTGGTGATGTTGTTGAGAACCCACCCCCCAAAGAAGGCTGCAACCCCAACAACGAGGTTGAAGATCACTTGCATTTCCATGGTCAATCGAAACCTCTCAAAGTTTTGGCCAGAGTCTTGCGCTTCTTCATCAACGGGGAGTCAGACTCCTTCACCGCCAACTTTTTGGCAGGAATCTTCTTCCCTTCCTTAACGCCTAGAGCCTCACGCAGGGCTCCCGGCTTCTTGATCGCCTTGCTGATCCACTTGCCCGCCATCTTGCGCTCCTTGAAGTTGGGCTTCAGTCTGTGTCTTTACCTTCATGGCCACCGGATATGCGCCCGACTTCGTGGGAAGTTCGCTCAGGCCGGCCAGGATGAGGTTTACTTCTTCAATGGTGAGGTTGTTGATGTTGATCATTCGCCTTTTACCCGGTTCAAAAATGCCTGTAGGTTGCCGTAGAACTTCTTGGTGCCGATGTGCACACAGGTCATCTTGGGGTCAAGCCAGATGTCGAAGCCCAGTTCTGCCAACTTCTTGAACAGCACCGTGTCTTCAGAGTACAACTGGCCGTCTACCACTTGCACATCACAGATCATCCTGCGCGTCTTGCCTTCGTTCTGATACTCGGGGCTGATCTCCCACAAAGCCATGAACGCCTTGCGGCTGAGTCTGACGAAGCCCGTTCCCAAACCTTCGCACTTGATTAGACCGTTCTCATGCACCGTCAGGTCTTTGGTCTTGGCAACATAGATTTCCGCATCGTCGGTCTTCTTACGCGCCGTGCCGCCAACCACATCTTCTTCCCGGCTCAGGAGTTCCATGACCCACTCAGGAGCCCACTCCATGTCCGAGTCGATGAAGATCATGTCGTCATACTCACCCTCCACCGCCAAGGCAAAGAGATCGTTACGCGCCCGTTGGATGAGCGCGTCGTAGGACATGAAGACGGGATGAACGAAGATACCGTTGGCCTGCGCCACCCGGATGGTGTTCACCAAAGCGTTGGTGTACCAGACATCCAACCTGCCGTCATAGGCAGGGGTGGCGATCAGTACCTTGCGTACCTTCTCCTCAGACATAGGCTTTACCGGCAGCGATGGCAGCGTCCACGGCAGTCATGTCTTCTGTCGTCCAGAGGTCCTTGGCCCGCATCAGTTCAAGGTGGGCGACATTGCGCTCCACGGTAGCCTTCTTATTGGCCTCCGACTCTTCCGACATGGTTTCACCGGAAATGATGGCGTTGATGAGCCACACGCTGTCGCCCATAGCCTTGTAGTGTTGAGCGATCTGCTCGGGGGTTTGGTTTTCCATCTCAGTTTCCTTTCAGTTGAGACTTGAGGCTCTGCACCTCTGCACTAAGTTCTTGGATCGCCTTGACCAAGACCGGGATCAATTTACCGTAGCCTGCTTCCAGACGGTCGGGGTTGCTCTCATACACCAGACCGGGGATGTTGACGCCAGTGGATTCTTGCGCAGCCTTGAGGTCTTGTGCAATGAAGCCGGTGTCGTGCTCACCCACCTTGCCGCCGTCACGCATGTTCCAGTCAAACTCGACTGGGCGCAAGGCTTTGACGAAGGTCAGCCCCGCAGGCAGATCGCTGATGTTGGTCTTGTCTCGCGCATCCGACAGACTGGTGATGGTGGTGACTTGCGCTCGGATGGTGGTGATACTGGAGTTGCCAAGCGTGATTTCGTTACTGACCGTGGCGCTGGACGCAGCGGCGTTGTAGCCGATGATGGTGTTGTTGGAGCCGGTGGTTAGGTCGTTGGTTCCAGAGGAGGCTGCGGACGCCCCAAGAATGGTGTTGTACTGCCCAGTGGTGATTTTGTCACCGGCGGTGTCACCAACTGCCGTATTATCTGTTCCAGTAGTATTTGCACCAAGGGCATACCAACCCAAACCAGAATTGCGAGAACCAGTTGTATTTGCGCCAACAGCGTACTTGCCCATCGCAACATTACTGTCGCCAGTAGTGTTTGCATAAAGAGCATTTGAACCAACTGCGGTTATATCGTAACCAACTGTGTTGGTAATTAAAGCATTGTATCCAACTGCTGTATTGTCTCTTCCGGTGGTATTTGCGCCGAGGGCCTCTGTGCCAACTGCTACATTCTGATAGCCTATGGTATTGGCATCCAAAGCCTGAAAACCAACAGCAGTGTTGTTTGTGCCGGTGGTGTTGGCATACAGGGCATCTCCACCAAGGGCGATGTTGTAGTTGCCGGTGGTGTTGCTAAACAGCGCACGGTTACCAAACGCATTGTTTTCTGCGCCGGTGGTAGTGAGATACGCAGCAAAACGGCCAACTGCGTTGTTACCACTGGCCGTGGTGGCGCGGGACAAAGCCTCTCGCCCAATCGCCACATTGTATTGGCCGGTGGTATTAAGATTTAGTGCGGAGTATCCAACGGCGGTGTTGTCAGTTCCGGTTGTGTTGGCGTTTAGAGAGTTGCGCCCCACCGCTACATTGTTTGAGCCAGTGGTGTTGCTATACATACTATTGTGGCCGACAGCCACATTGTCTTGGCCTATATCGTTGGTATACAGCGCGGAATTACCAACCGCAACATTATTAGCGCCAGTGGTGTTGGACGCAAGTGCATACCAACCAACAGCAACAATATTTTGCCCGGTTGTATTTGCATACGCAGCCCTAAAACCCACCGCAGTGTTGTATTGTGCAGTGGTGCTTACTGGTAACGCCTGATAACCAACTGCGGTGTTTTGACTGCCAGTAGTATTTGCGCCAAGCGAACCCGAACCTAACGCAGTGTTAAACGATCCAGTAGTGTTGGCATCCAAAGCCTGATAGCCAACGGCGGTGTTTTCTGTGCCGGTGGTGTTGGCGTACAGGGTGTTGTACCCAACCGCTACATTGTTATTAGCGATTGTGTTGTTCCACAGCGCAAGCCTACCAAGGGCGGTGTTTCTTTCGCCGGTAGTGTTGCTGCGTAGCGCGCCCTCACCAAACGCAGTGTTATCGTAGGCTGTTGTATTAAGCCTAAGAGCATCATTACCAACAGCAGTATTATTTGACCCGGTGGTATTGCTTAGTAGCGCACTTCTACCCACTGCCGTATTTGAAAGGCCGGTGGTATTTGCTCCAAGTGCGTCTACACCTATTGCGGTGTTTGAACCGCCAATAGTATTTGCATCCAGAGCCTGATAACCAACAGCGGTGTTGTTTGTGCCGGTGGTGTTGGCGTACAAAGTTTGATAGCCAAGGGCAGTGTTGGCTGTGCCCGTGCTATTAAAGTACAACGCGCGAGTGCCAACAGCAGTTACCGATCCGGTAGTATTAAACTGTCCTGCGCCCTGTCCGATGCCAACATTCTCAGAGTTTGTTGTTGAAAACAAAGAGCCCTGACCAACTGCAACATTGTTTGTTCCAGTATTGTTAGATTGCAGCGACCTCCAACCAATAGCCACATTGTCAGAGCCGGTGGTGTTGCCAACAAGTGCTTCAAAACCAACAGCAATATTTCTAGCGCCTGTTGTGTTTGCATTAAGGGCATAGTACCCAAGAGCAGAATTACTAACTCCAGTTGTGTTTGCTCGACCTGCGTAGTAACCAATCCAAGTATTATTTGCGCCAGTCGTATTCAGACCGGCATCAAAACCCAACGCAGTTTCAAACGGCGAGACTGACTGAGTAACACCCGTCAGCGAAGCCCCTGCCGCAGCAGAAGTCCATGTCGTACCGTTACTGGTCAGGACATTACCGGCAGTGCCGGGGGCGACAAACTGCACCGCAGAGGTGCCGTTGCCCAAGATCACATTGTTGGCTGTGAGGGAGGTGGTTCCAGTACCACCCTGAGCCACGCCCAAACCCGTGGTGAAGTTGATGTCAGCATTGGGCAGCGTGACTGTCCGAGATGCCGTCAGCGTTGTGGGGGTGAAGGTGACCTTGTAAGAAGAGGTGCCGCCTGCCCGACCAATCAACTCCACGCCGTCTTGAGTAGCGGCAGCACGGGTCAAAATGCCCGATGCACTGGTAGAGGTAACGGATGTAAATGCCCCCGTGTTGGGAGTCGTAGCACCTACGGTGCCGTTGATGTTGATACTGGCCGTGCCGGTCAGGTTGGTCACCGTGCCGGAAGAAGGCGTTCCCAGAGCGCCGCCGTTGACGACGAACGCCCCCGCAGACCCCACAGCGGTGCCCAGTGCCGTGGCCACATTGGTGCCAAGTTTTGCGCCGATGGTTTGCACCACTCCGCCGCTGTCTTTGTAGTACAGGCGACCGTCATTGGTGTTGATGGCCAGTTCACCATCCACCAAATTGCCCGCCGTTGGCACATTTGATGCCGTGGTGGAGTAGTAGATCTGGATGGGGGTAAAGCCGGTTTGAGCCATGTTTTTTCCTCAGAAAGTTCCGCCTGAGATACCGGCAGTGATTTTGCCGGTAGAAGGGTTGCACGCAATACCAGAATTCACCAGTGCGGGGAGGTTGCCTGTGGTATTGCTAACGAAGGTCAGGTAATTGGTGGCGTTGGTCGAGTTGGCCGTGATTGCTACATTGGTCGCATTTGTTGCTGTAGTGGCGGTCGTTGCACTCGTCGCTGTGGCGGCATTGCCTCCAATAGAGAGACCGCTTGCAGTGCCCGTAAGGCCCGTTCCTGGGCCCGAGAACTGCGTTGTCGCCGTAATCGTCGTGCCGCGAACAGTCGTGGCCGTGGTGGATCCAACAGTCGTTCCCTCGATGCTTCCGCCCGTGATTGCCACGGAGTTGGCATTCTGGGTCGACATCGTCCCCAGGCCGGTGATGTCGGTGTTGGGAATAGAAGAAGATGCCGTGAATGCACTTGTTCCGTTACCCTTCACATAACCCGTCAGGGTAGTGGCTCCAGTACCGCCGTTGGCCACCACAAGGGTTCCGGCCAGGGTAATCGTGCCGCTGACCGTGATTGGGCCCCCGGAGGTCGTCAAACCGGTTGTGCCGCCGGAGACATCCACAGAGGTTACGGTTCCACCTGCCGCCGGAGTTGCCGAGATGGTGATCCCGCCGGCAGAGTTGGTGATGGCCACATTGGTGCCCGCGGTCAAGGTTGCCAGGGTGTAGCCAGTCCCGTTACCAATAGGCAGTTGGCCGTTCGTGGGCGTAGAAGTCAGGCCCGTACCGCCATAAGCCACGCCGATGGCGTTGGCATTCCAGGTTCCGGCAGTCAGCGTGCCAACACCCGTGATCCCTGTGTAGGAGCCGCTCAACCGAGCCGTGTTCAGCGTCCCGGAGGTGATGTTGTTGGCGTTGGTCGTGTCGGTTGTTGCGGAAGCCGCCAGACCAGATACCGCGCCTGCGGCGATGGCGATGGAGGTGTTGGTGACAGAAGTCACCCGTCCATAGGTGTCCACCGCAAAAACGGGAACCTGAGAGGCGGAGCCGTAAGTTGCAGGCGTGACGCCAGACGATGCCAAAGCGATCGTGATCGGCGCAGAGCCGTCATAACTCGCGCCGGTCAGCCCAGTACCAATCGTCAGCGCATTCGGGTTGGCTGCCGTGATGGTGCCGGATCCGCCCAGGCTGATGGAGGTGCCATTGACGGTAACCGCACTGTTCTGCAGTTGACTGTTGGTGATTGTTCCAGAGGTGATCTGGTTGGCGTTGATGGCGATCGCAGTATTGGATGCGCTCGTCACCTGCCCTTGGGCATTGATGGCCAGGGTCGGAACACTGGAAGCCGTCCCGTAGGAAGCCGCGCTCACGCCCGTGTTGGTGATGCTGAACTGAGTTCCGGACAGAGTAAGGCCAGTACCGGCGCTGTAGACCTGAGCCGACGAAATCTGCGTGAAAGTGATCGCGGTCGTGCCAAAAGTGATAGTTCCGACCGTGTTGCACTCGTATGTCTCGCCTGCCCCAGTGTTTCCGGAGGTGACGAAAAATGCGTCTCCCTGCCCCAAGGCATTCGGATCTTTGACGCCATAAGAATCCGCGTCCGTGGCGCGAGTCAGCACCCACGGTGTAGAGCCATTACCAACCGTAGTAACCGTATAGACACCATTCTCAAAGGCGTTGGTTTGGTTGTAGATGAGAATTCGGTCGCCAGGAGATGCTGTGGGGCCATCCGGCGCGAAAGCAGCCAGAGTGCCGTTGTTGGTCAGGGTTGCGCCAACACCAACGCCAGGGCCTCCGGGTTGGTTGTACAGGGCATTCAGGTTGCCTGTGGTACTTGGAACCTCGTACTTGACCGCCGTGTGGTAGGTCAAGCCGGTGGAGACGAGGTTGTCGACATACTGCTTGTTAGCAATGTCGGTCGCGTTGGTCGGGGTCGTGCTGATCGTGCCGGTAGTGGTCGTCAGCGAAGTGAAAGTGCCTGCCGCCGGAGTGGATCCGCCGATAGTCGTTCCGTTGATCGCCCCACCGGTGATGGCCACAGCAGATGCGTTCTGCGTAGACATCGTGCCCAGGCCAGACACTTGAGTGTTGGCGATTGCAATCGGCGTATCAGCCAGAGCGGTCAGTTGGCCTTGAGCGTTGACAGTCGCCGTCAGCGTCTTATTGGCAGCGCCCACAGATGCCGCCACTACGCCAGTATTGGCGATCTCAATCGTGACAGGCGTTGAGCCGTTGTAACTGGTTCCGTTAAGGCCCGTGCCGATCGTCAGCGGATTAGATGCTGTGGCGGTAATCGTGCCAGAGGCTCCCAACGCAATCGTGGTGCCATTGACCGTTAGAGAACTGTTGGCCAACTGGCCATTGCTGATGGTGCCGCTAAGGTCAGTCGTTGGGATCGTTGCAGAAGCCGTAAAGGCTGAGGTGCCGCTTCCTTTGACATAGCCCGTGAGGCTGTTTGCGCCAGTGCCCCCGTTAGAAACATTTAGCGTGCCGGACAGAACAATGGAGCCAGTCGTGGGCGACGAGGGCGAGAAGCCCGTTGTGCCTGCGCTGAAAGTATTGACACCAGTTCCGATTGGGAAAGCCAACCACGACCCGCCCGCATAGCCTTCAAAGGCTGCGAGATCGGTGTTGTAGCGGAGTTCGCCGTCAGATCCGACAGGCTGCTGCGCAGTCGTGCCGGCAGGCACCTTGACTGATCCAGTGCCAGGAAGCACGGGGTTGTTGGCCAGAGCGATTGTCGGGTCGCCCAACTGGCCATCGCCGTTGGTGATGCTGATCTGGTTGGCTGTGCCAGTAACCGTAAGGCCGGCAATCGTTCCACCAGGACGAAGACCCAAGACGCCAAGGCCAGAAAAGTTGGCCAGGGAAGACAGCACCCCATTGACGGAGAAAATTGGGTTTGCGCCCGTTCCATCTGCGTTGGAGATCGAGATGCCTGGGCCAGAGGTCGTCAGCGTGCGAGAAACGACCGTTCCCGCGCCATCCTTGACGATGAAGCCTGTGGATGCTGAGTTCAGGCTGTTGGCGGCCCCCGTCATCCCTATGCGCAGGAAAGAGGTAGCCCCGCCATCCGTCAACTGCAAGCCGGTGTCGGCGGTCAGGTACCGGCTGTTGTTGAGGGTAATCTCCTGCGACTGCGTCAGAAAAGTCTGGGTCAGCGTAGGACTGTTGGCAATCGCCGCGGTCGTGGTCTGATAAGTACCGCCGTTTTGGACGATAGGCACCAGTTCCGTGCCCGTGATGGGGCCGGCTGCCGGAAGTTGGGAAATGGTTTGATTAGCCATCTGGTGTCACCGAAATTCCGTCGAGGTTGCCGTTGTTCTCGGGCGTGTCCGTGTTGCCCTCGGTCGAGATGATGTAGTCCCCGTCATTGTCGGTGACGAGGTTGTTCGGGTCTAGAGCCACACTCACATCAGGACGCGGGAACCGCAGGTTGATGCGCTCCGTCTTGCGTGCAGGAAGGCGATACGGATCCTTCTCGTCAGCGCACCCCTGAGAGCACACCTTCAGACCCGGAAAGTTGAAGTCCGAGATCTGCTCGTCCATAGGACGCTTCATCTTGCATCTGTCGCAGATGAAGATCGCTAGGGTGGCGTTGCCGAAGGTGTCAAGAAAGACGGGCATCTTTACTTCGTGTACACGCTGATGTTCGGCGCGAGGTAGATGGGCGACTTGTCGCGCTCTTCTGCTTCTGCCAAGTTCAGGTACTTCTCGGCCTGCTGCTCAAGATAGGTAATGCGCTCCAGAGGAACCGCGGGCAGTTCCATGGCCATCTGGTGGGCAAGCATATTGACCACCGCCATGTACCATCGCTGCGGGATCTGCAGTTCATCCGTGAGGTCACCCACATCCATGATCTGCTTGGAGTACCACACCGTCATCTGCACGAACGGGTTCGAGGGCACTGGCCACAGATAGATCTGCGGATCCGGAACCGTGCGGTTGAACCAGAACTGGTAGGGCTGATTGGCCGTGAAGTTCTTGTTGGGCAGGTTCGTGTAGTCGTCCCGGTTCAGGCGAGCCATCGTGATCTCTTGGCTCATGTTGCCGACCCAGAACTCACGCAGAGCCAGGGTCGTGCCGCCGTAGGCCCGGACACGGTAATACTGGACGCTCTGGCCAGGATTGATGTCCGTCCAGATCCACTCGTTGTCCCTGACAGCAGTAGCCCCCAGATCCTCCAAAGTGGACCAGGAAAGGCCGTCAGTGCTGTATTCCAGGGTCAGATTCCACGTTCCAGATCCGCCGCCTGCGATGTAAGGCAGCAAACCGATCGATCCGGCGTAGATTGGGTTGTCCGTGCCGAAGTTGATCGAGATGTTGCCGTTGGCGGAGGTCTGTTGGCAGTAGGTTGCGGTGTTGGAGTCGCCCACAAAGGCCACCGTACCCCCTGCGGAGGTCGTGTAAGACCCATTTGGGCGCTGCATCGTGCGATACAGGGCGTTGAGAACGTCATTTGCACCCGTTGGGAGGGTGTAGATGTAGTTTTCGGGGGTCAGACCGAAGACTTTCTTCTCAATGGCCCAGTATTGGATGCCAATGTTGATCAGGTTCGTCAAAACGAAGCCAAGAGACTCCCGAGCACTCAAAATTTGCTCAGAAGTCAGTTCTTCGGCCAGTTTTCCGCACCTTCTGGCCCCGTGATCGATCAAAGTTTGGACGTTGTAGACCTGTCCGTAGGCGTCTGAGTAGGCCATTTGATCTCCTTCAGAAGCCTGAGCACTTCCAACGCTTCATCGAAGCCCTTGCGCGGCTTCCAGGCTCGCTTTTTTCGGCAATCGGACGCATCCGGGCGCAGAAAGAGTCCTTCCGAGCCCCTCCTTGAGGCTGCGGAGCCTTCAAATTGCTGCCCGTCTCGCGGTTGTACTTCTCCCGACCCTTCTGGGTCAGGCCCGCACCCTTGGAAACAGGCAGTTTTTCGCCCCGACCAACGGCCAGAGAGACGTTTCCGCCGTCCTTCTTGCCCTGAGCGCGACGCTGAACATCGTAGGCGATGGCCACAGCCTGCTTCACAGGCTTTCCGGCCTTCACTTCCGTGCGGATGTTCTGCTTAAAAGCCTTTTCTGACTTGCCTTTGATGAGCGGCATCACGACACCTGATTGACGGTCAAGATCATTGCAGGAGCAGCAGGGTACGCAGGACTGGCGCTTGCCGGATAAGTCACAAGAGCGCCGTGCCCGTCCACCGAAAGCCACCTCATGGTTACCTTATCACCTGCATTCAGCGACAAGAACACGTTCGCGGCCATCAAAGCAGAAGCCGGAGTCGTTGAGTTTTCACGAGAAGCGACCGTCACCCAACTGCCGGAGTTGGCTACGTCGTTTCCGTTGATGGCAAACCAGATCGTCACGAGGCTTTGACCAGTTGAAGAATTGTTCAACTGGCCGCTGAAGGCAAAGTTGTACTTCCCGGCAACCGCAACAGTGATCTCACTGGTTGCGGTGTTCAGCGTAACGCCGTTGCTCAAGTCCTGAGTGTTCAGTTGCAGCAGCGTGGGCGTGTTGGCAATCGCTACTTGAGCGCCATTGACAGCCGCACCAGAAAGATGCGACACATTCTGAGAGCCTGCCGCACCACGGGTGCACCCCGTGAAGGATGTGGCCGTGATGCCGGTGTAAGTGATCAACTCGGCGCCGATGAAGATTGCGCCCGTGGCAGAGAAGCCGCTAGTTGTCACCACCGGAATCGTGGTGTCAGTGTTGCTGATGTTCGCACTCAGCGTGGTGCTGAAGTCGAAGAAAAACGAACCATACTGAGTGTTGATGTCCGACGGGGAGATCGTCTTCCAG